GTATGGCCCTGAAGGGTATAAAGAATTGTTGGCTATGCGTAGAAAAATAAAAGAACAGCGTGAAAAAGTAGTTTATGCCCAGATTCGTAGACGAAAAGCCCTTTTTTGGAATACAATTACTATAACGACAATTATTGCAATGACAATTGCACTTTATAAACTAACAGTATTAATAATTGGGAAAATATAATGGCGACAGTTCAGGAAGCACTACTTAAACTGGAAGGGCATGAACGAGAATGCGCCGTTAGATATTCCAATATTGAAAAACGTTTAGACGAAGGATCGGAAAGGTTTAAGAAAACAGAAATGATGATCTGGGGTATTTACCCTTTAATTATTGGATTATTTGTTGTTGGTAAAATGTTCGGATGAGTATTTTTACTGCTTTAATTGGACCGGTTGCTGATCTTGGCAAAACATTCCTGCAAAACAAAGCTGAAGAGAAGCAAGCAAAGCACCAAGCCAAAATGTCAGTTATACAGAACGACGCTGACTGGGAAAGCAAAATGGCAGATGCGTCAAGCAATTCTTGGAAAGATGAATTCTGGACTATTGTTTTATCAATCCCCGTATTTATGGTCGGCTATGCTATAGCGGCAAATGATGTATCAGTAATTGACCGGGTTTCTACCGGATTCGAAGCACTGGAAAAATTACCTGAGTGGTACCAATATTTATTATTCATAGCTATTAGCTCAAGTTTTGGTATTCGGGGTGCTAGTAAATTGATGGAACTTCGCAAATGAGATACTTTCGAAAGTCAGACTTTGATTGCCAGCAGACCGGCAATAACGCAATGTCTGATGATTTCTTAATTAAACTTGATGACCTGCGTCACGAATGCGGGTTTCCTTTTATTATCACATCTGGCTACCGGGACCCAGAAGGGCACAGCATCGAAAAAGCCAAGTCTACGCCCGGCACCCACGCTCGCGGCATCGCCGCAGACATTAAGATCAATAATGGCGCAGAAGGCTATATAATCGTTTCTGAGGCCATTAAAGCAGGATTCACCGGCATGGGTATAGCTAAGACGTTTATCCACTTAGACACGCGTACAAGCGTCCCTGTTGTGTGGTGCTATTAATTACCCGACAAGACTAAAGCCCCTTTCGAGGGGTTTTTTTTCGCCTATCATAAAATAAATGTATCAAAAGGCTTTACATTGTAAAGGGAATTATATACCATATCACTTCAAATGCTGTAGGAGGCAATTATGACTATACAAAAATACGTTAAAGATAATATGCAAGAGCAAAGAGTATATAGGCAAAAATTGCTTTCAAAAGCATTGGATACTATGTGCCACTGGAGCTTTCACGAAACCACAGATGCGCTTAATTGTTCAACAGAATTTTACAAAGCCAAACAGTTTATGGAGCAACATCATCGTGGGATTTTAAGGCTTTATATTAATTTCGCGCATGATTTTCGCTTAAATAAATAGGGGGAAATGATGGGAATCAACGATCTAAACGATCTGGAGCGCGGTGAGTATGACTGCGTTTTAGGTTATCCAGCCCTAAACGGGCAATCAGAAGCTTACCAGATTGGTTATGGTGAGCAGTACGCAAAAGAGCAGACTGTAGGAGGTCAATAATGAAATCAAGCGAATCAATCAACGAGCTGGCAACAGCTTTATGTAAAGCGCAGGGTGAAATGGGCGGAGCTGTTAAAGACAGTGCTAACCCGTTTTTTAAGTCAAGCTATGCCGATCTAACGTCTGTAATCAAGGCGATCAAGCAGCCCTTTGCTGATAACGGCCTGAGCTACACGCAGTTCCCAGTAAGCAATGAAAACGGTGTTGGTGTGTCTACCCGTTTAATGCATATCTCTGGTCAGTGGCTGGAAATGGACTACACCCTGCCAACAGTTAAGAAAGACCCACAGGCTTCGGGGTCGTGCATTTCCTATGCTCGCAGATACGCTTTACAGTCAATCGCAGGAATACCCACAGCCGAGGACGATGCAGAATCTGCAATGTTACGCGGTGACGATAAGAAAGTTATTTCTGATGATCAAATTATATCTATCAATAAATTACTTGATGAGACTGGCGCAGATAGCGAAAAGTTTTGCAAGTGGTTGAAGGTGCGTTCTGTTGATCAAATTCTAGCCATGCATTACGATCGCGCTATTGCCGCATTAGAGGCCAAGAAGTGATTATTTTAGACCATGAACAAGGATCGCCAGAATGGCTTGCTGCACGACTGGGCAAGCCGTCTGCTAGCATGTTTGCCAAGCTAATAACGCAAACTGGGAAGCCAAGCACTTCTGCTGATGGGTATATCAATGAACTAATTGCAGAACGCATTACAGGGCAATCTGAGCCGTTTCACGTTACTGAGTGGATGGAGCGTGGTAATTTGCTTGAGCCAGACGCGAGGGAAGCCTACGAGTTTATATCTGGCAACGATGTGATTGAAACTGGCTTTATTCTTGATACTAGCTTCGAGTTTGGTTGTTCGCCTGATGGATTAATAGGTGATCAAGGTGGGCTAGAGATTAAATGTCCTGCCCCAAAAACGATGGTTAGCTACCTTAGGGATCAGCAGGTGGGAGTTAAGAAATACTGGCAGCAAATTCAAGGTTGTATGTGGATTACTAAACGTGATTGGTGGGACTTCTTTGCCTACCATCCAGAAATGCCGCACGTTTTAGTGCGTGTAGAACGCGATGAAGAATATATCGCAAAACTAACCGCTGAGGTCAAAAAGGCTGTGGCGGAAATATTAAACCAAGTGGAGAAGCTAAAATGAAAGTAGGAATATCTGTAAGAATTGACGTTACAAAGATCGACAAGTCACGACTGTATAAGGGCGCGAAGGGAACCTATCTTGACTTGACTACATTTGTGGACACTGAGCAACAGGACCAGTATGAAAATAACGGCTTTATCAGTCAAAGCCTGACCAAAGATGAGCGTGAAGCTAAATATCAAACGCCAATCCTTGGCAATGTAAAAGTCTTTTATACTGACGGCGCAGTTAAAGCACCGGCCATTACGTCAAACCCAACTATTGAAGAAATGGACGAAGATATTCCATTCTGATATAAAAAACCCCCCTACGGCACAAGTGCTTTTGGGGGGAAACCATAGGAGAGCAGGTCGGGGGAACCTGCCTGCTTACAATAACACAAGGAACTAAAATGACAAATGCAGGCCAATGTTTACGAGTAGCTCAGGAGCTACACAATATCAATTCAAGCCGTTTAGCTGAGTTAATGAATGTAACACGCCAAAGGGTATTTCAATGGCGCAAACAGGAAAATATGAAGTTACACACGGTGCAAGGCTTATGTGAGGTGTTTGGTTTATCAGTAGATGAATTTTGCGGGCTTTGTGACAGATAAATAAAACCCCCTGTTACGGGGGCTTTACTTTTCCCTACTGCTGAGGGATACTTGTTGGTGCGAAGAACAAGAAAGAAAGATAAGTATAGCTATATGATCTTATAGCGTCCATACCAACCACTTTCTTTGAACGCAAACAATGTTTGGGCTTTAGGCTGGCGGTTCCTTAAATTAAACGCCAGATTCCGGGTTGACCCTCCCGACAGAGCCTTACAGTTAAATCGGTTTTTAGCTGTGAATAGTTTGGATATACGATACAAGCATCGTTTTAACCGCTAAGTTGCTTTGGCCCTTAGTTCTTAAATTTTACTTTTTGAAGTAAAAGGGTTTATAACACCTGTTAATTAATGAGTTTGTAATTTGTTTATACATGTCTGCAAAACATGTATGCAAAATAACAAAATATATACATAAACATTTTAACCATACGTCGGCGAGGCAACGCCGAGTCATTAGGAGAGAAAGGATGAGCGGTAAAGGCGATAAACAAAGGCCAACTGATAAAAGCAAGTTTGATGCAAACTTTGACGAGATATTTAGAAAGACAAAGAAGGAATCAACTGATAAGTCTAAGGGGAATAAAGATGAACGACAAAAAACTGTATAGCATCATTAAAGATCGTTTTGATTACCGAGACGGAAACTTGTTTTATAAGTATGACGTTGGCAAAAGGATGAAAGCTGGCGAGAAAGCCGGACATTACACCCCTAATAAGTACTCATATATTACAATTGATAAAAACAGCTATTTAATTCATAGACTAATTTATCTTTGGCATCATAAGTATTTGCCAGATACGCTTGATCATATAAATAATAACCGTCAAGATAATCGTATCGAAAACCTTAGACCAGCGACTGTTAGTCAAAACTCACAAAATAGGTCTATCAGTGTTCGCAATACAACAGGGGTAAAAGGTGTTTCGTTTCATAAACGAAAGGGGCTATATGTCGCAAGAATAAGGAGCCAGCAAAAAGATTTGTTTTGTAGATATTGTGAGACTATTGAAGAAGCTGAAAAATGTTTGCAGATGGCAAGGGAAAAGATTCACGGGGAATACGCAAATCACGGGTAGATCAAAAAGTTATATTTAACTGTTATTGGGGATTAAAATGTTATTAGAAACCGGAGATTATTGGGAGCCTGATCAAGGCGACATTATCAAATGGCAAAGAGCTTATAAAAAGGTTGATGTCCATCAAGAATTATCAGCTATGGACGCATGGCTAGACGCTAACCCAACTCGGCGCAAAACTAAGGTTGGTATGAACCGTTTCGTGAATAGCTGGCTTAAGCGAACAAACGATCAAGGCGGCGCAAGTCCAGTTGCAAAGCAGTACGCAAAGACGCTAAGAGGCATGACGCTTGATATGCAGCTTACTGACATTACTTGGCTAAACCCTGAAGATCAGCAAATGATGAAAGGTTATTACTTGGCCCAGCGTGGCTTTTACTATGATGGGGAATTAAAAAATGCCTGATAAAAGATTGGATTCAAGAATTGCCGGGAAAACTCCAAGGCATTACCCGTTTGTCGGACACCATGAAAAATTAATTACTGGAGCGCTTTATACAGTTACACAAGTGGCTTTAATTATTGGTGTAAACAGTAAAACCATGCATTCAAGAATGCGCGGAAAGATTGAAATAACCAATAAAGAGATAAGGCAAACCGATGACACGCGGCTTGGTCCTAAGAACATTCGCGAGGGATTATATAATCGCTTAGAAAGCAAGGCTATGAAGAATTCGGATAAATGGCTGAGGACAAAACTATGAGCCAAGGAGATTTTGTACAAATAAACAATAAATCAGAGGTTGAGCGTAAATTACCATTTTTGCTTAAAAGATTGGAACAGTGGGATTATTCTACGCCGTTATGTATTAAGTTTGAGCAATACGCTGCCCCGCGATCACTAAAATCAAATGCCCTATTTCACGTCTGGTGTCGGGAGATGTCAGAGGCCTTTATATCTAAAGTGCCAGACGCTACGCCAGAAGGCGTTAAGTGGATGATGAAGCAAAAGTTTCTTGGCACTCACGACATCAAGGTTGGTCAGACCGTAATTACCAACCAGATAAAAAGTTCATCAAGTTTAAACAAAGGTGAGATGTGTTTTTTTATGGATCAGGTAATTGCGTGGGCTGCCGAGAAAGGTGTTATTTTATCCTTGCCGCAGTACAATGAATACACCGAACTAAAGCAAAAACAGGAAAAATAGATGGCTAATATTAACTTAGAAGAGCTAAAACGATTTGCCACAAGTGAAAGACATTTAGCGGTCATCCAAGCGGTCATCGACAACCAGTCAAACAACAAAGCAGCTAAGGAATTAGGCTGTAGCCGTAGAACTGTTGATAAGATGATCAAGCGATTGGAAGCTAAAGCAGCGACTCAAGCTGTGGCACCACATCGCAATGTTGATCGGGAGACAATGGAAGGATTCGAGGCCAAGCGGGTATCGACTGCTTACAAAGAGGACGGCACTATAGCGTTACAGTGGGTTATCCAAGAGCCAGAAAAGCGAAACATGAAACAAAAGCTGGATGCCATGCTTGAGGGTATGCAAGACGACTTAACCGGCTTTAAAGACGCTGTAAAGGCTCCTAAGAAGGTTAATTCAGACTACCTAGCCATGTATATGATGGGTGACCACCACTTTGGGATGCTTGCAGACGGTGAAACAAAGATGGCAGGTGATGATGGAGATTGGGATGTTAAGATAGCAACAAGCATCTTAGTGGATTCAACTAATCGCCTTGCTTCTCGTGTGGGTGATGCCGAGATCGGAGTTCTTTTAAATGTCGGAGACTTCTTTCACGCTGATTCTAGCGCCAACACTACTACAAAAGGCACTCCGGTAGATGTAGATACGCGCATAGCAAAAACTTTTAAACTTGCAGGAAGATTGTTTCAGACGCTAATTAACAAGATGCTAGAAACTCATAAGCAGGTAGTTGTTATCAATGTGCGCGGTAACCATGATTCGGATATGGCCTGCCACCTTTCAAGCTGCATTGAACTACTGTACGCAAAAGAAAAGCGAGTAAATGTCTTACAAAACTATTCCAAGTTCATCCATTACCAGTGGCATAACAATCTGT